AGTTCGCTTATAGGACAAACAGAGGGGACAATCTTCTGCGAACTTGATAGAATTGAAGGAGCAGAAAATATGGGTATATGGATGCGAACTGGTGCATCGGCTTATAATGAAATGATTGCAATACTCATTAACCCTGACGGAACAAGTGTTGCTTCAATTAGAAGTTCTGCGACAAATCAATTTGTAGCGTCAGGTAGTGCCTTAAGTTCTGGCAAACATAAATTTGCTTTAGCTTATAAAGCTAATGACTTTGCATTCTATATTGATGGTGTTCAAATTGCAACTTCAACAAGTGGCACACCGCCAACTTGCGACCAAGTTTATTTAGGTGGCTACCCAGATGGTGGAGCAAGAGCAAGTAAAAATGTAGCAACTGCCCTTTGGAAAACTCGCCTTACAAATACTCAACTCGCACAACTTACAAGCATATGATTTATAAACTGACATACGAAAACAAGGAACAAGCACTCGCAGACCTTAAGGCAAAAGGCATTCTTGTAGAGGTGGAGTTCAACGGAGAAAAACACGAAGCATACGGAAGCGGAGTGCAAGCAGTTGTTGAAATTGGGTTGATTATGGTAACCCCACCCGAAATGGATGGAATGGAAGTAATCGAAGAACCTATCTATGCTGACGGATACCACTACGATGTAATGAGTTCCGAGACATACGACTTCGGAGCAAACTTGGTAGAACCAAAGAACCCAAAACACGCATTTGCTGGCCACGCAGTTACAGAAGAATTCCCTTACACACCGCAATTTTTAGAGAATGGCGTACAAGAATAACGGCGTTTTCAACGTCAAATATAAAACCCGTAATAAGATAGCTAAAACGCTAAAGCAAATTATTGCCAGCGAAGCGCTTATAGATACTGGTAGCCTTTACGATAGTATTAGAATTAACGCCCAGATACCAGCGCTAGGCGAACTAGAAATTCAAATTCTAGCTATGTACTATTTTGGGTTCTTGAATAACGGAACTGTGAATATGGCGGCCTTTGACCTATGCGCAAAGCTTACATAAGCACTAAACGCTAACGGAACTACAGCGGAAATATTCGAGCAATACACGGAATGGATGACACAGCGCTACCCTATCTTACAAGTAGCTACAATTCTAGGGGAAAAACGTAGTTTAATTTATACCTTTGAGCCTATCGGTGGCGAATTTAATGCGGCCTTAACCTTTCGAGGTTTCTAGATAGCCCATTTCTTTACGCATAGCTAACATATTAAATACAAAGATTAAGGGCAGTTCACCGACTGCCTTTACTTTTGTTATGTCGCCTTCTGTTAAGTCAAATAGTAAGCTTTCCCAGCCCCACTTGCGGGCCTTTTTACTTTGCTCACGTTCTTTAAGTTCGGCTTTATATTCTTCTATGCTGTCAAAGTCTTTGGAGTTAATGGGTTCTTCGTCGTTTATGTCGTCAGAATTAAACAAGTTTTCGTATTTCTTCATAAACTCGTCCCTATACTTTAGGTATTCTGGAACTATGCCGTAAACTTCTGTTACGCTTACTTCTTCAAAGTCTTCTTGTCTGTCGAACGGGCTAAATATATACGGCTCAAAGTGTACATTTTGCCACTTGTCTAGTTCTGTACGTCGCCAAAACACGGACACTATATGCGTAATATGTTTTAAATAGTCGTTTTGTAGGAAATATTCAAGGTCTATAAACTCGTCTAGCGTTAGTTTCTTGAATGGTTTTAATATGTAGGTCCGTTCGTCTATAGATAGTTCACTAGACAGCCCCTTTTTAGGCTCATTTAGCACCCACTTAACAGACTTAAATAGCTTACTTACTTCTTCTAGTTCTAGGTCTTCTAGTTGTTCGGTAGGAATGTCTGCCAATATAGCTAGGGTTTCTAGCTGTGTGTTAAAGAACCCGCCAACTTCGGATAGCTGGCGTAGTTCCTTAAACTGGTATAGCTTAACTTCGTGCCAGCTACTCGGTAGGTTCATTCAGTTGCTCTACTTGTTTGTTAATTGTTTCAGCTACAGCCACCAAGTAAGGGACTGCAACTTCGGCTGGCATTTCACGTATAATTTTTGCCTTAAACTTTACGTGAGCGTCGGTGTAGTGTTCTGTTTTCGTTAGGTCTGTGCGTTTGAATAGCACCGCTAGCACTTCGGAAATATAGCCTTTGTGTTTATGAAATAAAATCTTTTCAATTAGCTTCGTGTCGCGGGCCGTTAGTTTCCATTCTTCGCTGTAAGCTTGGTAGGTGTAGCCGTCGTTTTCGAAACGCTTTAACAAAACACCTTCTGGACTTTTAGCGGTGTTAAAAAGACGGATATATTCTTTAAATTCTTCAAAGTCTACGTCTTCAATTTCTTCTGGTAGACCCATATACTTAAACACTTCTAGATGTTTTTCTACGTGGTCTAGCTTTTCGTTAGCGTGAATTTCTGTAATGTCTTCGAATTGCTGTATAGTCAACTCGCTTAATTCGTTGGGTATTTCCCGTCCTAAAATAGTTACCATAGTTATTAATTTTTGAACAAATATAGACTTTTTTTAATATCGTTATGGTTAATGATTTACCTATTTACAAAATTACAATAGACCCCGAATATTCAGACGGGGAAAATTTAGGTATCGAACAAATTGCGTTCACGTCGAACCCAGCTATTAAAGTTAAGGGTATGGCGTTTGAGAATGTAGCCAAACGTTTCTTTTCCGACGAACTTAAATATAGAGTAACGGCGCCCGCTATGATTCCTATGGAAATCTACAGACGCGACGACGAAGCTGGCGAGTACTACGTACAATTCGAAGAAGAAACTATCGAACAAATACACGTTAAGTTTATGCAAGACTTGCAGAACAAAAACGTTTTTAACCTAGAACACGACCAAGCTAAAGAAGTACCCGCGTACATTCTCGAAGCGTGGATAGTGGAAAACCCAACCCAAGATAAAGCCTTTACTACTTACGGAATTGAAGTACCGAAAGGAACGTTAATGCTCACAGCCCAAGTAACGGACAAAGAGTATTATAACGAACTAGTAAAAAACGAGCAGCTAGGCTTTTCTATTGAGGGCTTCTTGGGAATGAAATTAAGTAAACATATAAAACAAAATAGTATGAATTTCCCAGACGGAGAACACCTTATCGAAGGTAAAATCTACGTGGTTAAAGACGGCCAAGTAGTTGAAATTAAAGAAGTCGAAAAAGAAGAAGTAGAACTAGCAGAAGTAACCGAAGAAGTTACAGAAGAAGTAGCACTCGAAGACACAGCGGTAACAGAAGAAGAAGTAGTCGAAGAAGAAGTAGCTACAGAAATGGCTGTTGACCCAACTGCCGACGCCGAAGCTATCAAAGCTATCGTTATGCCTATCATCGAAGAACAAGTTAACGCTATTATCGGAATGGTTGCAGACTTGAAAAACCAAATCGAAGAACTCGGCGTAGCTAAAGAAGAAGTAGAAGACGAACTCGAACTAGCGAAAGACGTAAAAATGTCAGCTTTCGACAAGTTTAAAGCGTTTCGCGCATCAAACAAGTAACAAAATAAAAACAAAATAAAAACCAACACAATGATTAGAAACCTAAAATTTGACTTGGACGTAGACACAAACGCGTTGTTATGTCCTAACCCAGACGAGTTCTACAGCAAAGCTTATTTGACTGAAGATATCGCAGACAACTACCGCACTTTGCCAGGTATTAAGTCAGCTACTAAATTAGCTAACGTTACTTTCGGTAACATTCTTGCGCCGTCTACTTGTAACTTTTCTGCACCTACAGACAACCTAGATGCAGTTGATATTGACGTTTGTGCGCTTTCAGCTATGGCTCAAATCTGTCAGTTCGACCTTGAGCAATCTTTTTTAGCATTACAAATGTCGCAAGGTTCTAACGGCGACTTTACTGTAGCTTCTTTTATGTCTTACTACTGGACAGAAATGGCAGCACGTATCGGTAACGACCTAGAGTTAATCCGTTGGCAAGGTGACACCACTTCAGAGAACGATACTTTGGCTCTTTGTGATGGTT